ACAAGTATTACTCATTGAAAATCTTTTTAGAGCTGCGTTATATCCAGAAGTAAAAAATAGATTGTATTTAGAATATCCTCCTACATTTAAAATTAAATTTTTTCATGGAGATAAAGAAAACATATACATGCCATTAATACAAGAATGTTTTTTAGCTAATATTACTACAACATATAATGCTGGATCAAATATGTTTCATGCTGATGGTTCGCCTTCAGAAGTAGATATGTCATTAACGTTTACAGAAACAAAAGCAATGACACGATCAGAGTTGTATAGAGAATCTCCTGAAGATCAAGAAAATGGAAATGATCTAGGCATCGATTCAATTAAAAAGAAAATACAAGATAAAGTTAAATCATTACGAGATATATTTTAGGAGTATTCATGTCGTTTTTTAATCAATTTCCAAAAATAATGTATGACTTTAACCGTACTGGTACGTCACAGCAAATGGTTAATATATTTAGATCTGTTAGGCCACAATCTAGTTTATTAAATGATTCTACGTTATATAAAACTTATCGAGTTGAAAATGGGCTTAGGCCTGATGCTGTATCTGAAAGATTATATGGCACTCCAGATTTTTATTGGACTTTTTTTATTATTAATGATTTTTTACATGATGGGCTACAAACATGGCCAATGTCAGAACATGGTATATCTGAACATTTACGTAAAAATTATTCCGGAGTTGCTTTACAGTTCACTCCCACTACTATAACTAATGAATCATTAGCTGGTGTATCGGTAACAAAAAATTCAATTGCTGGTAAACTAGAGCTTGGAGCACTTGTATATGGGCTATCATCTGGAGCTATTGGTAGAATTATAAGAAAAGATTTAGACTTAAATATTATTGTACTGGATGATGTGATACCTGGAATAAAGGGGCGAAATCCACAAACTGGATCCAAGGATGATTTTATACAAGGCGGTGGATTTAAAACAAATGAATATATTCAGTCAGAATGGACTGATTCAGAAGGAGTTACCCGTACGCTTTCATCTAGTGGCGAGGCCGCACTTTCGCTTAAACCGGATAAAATATTTAATTATGCAGATGCTCCTGCGTTTTACTATTTAGAAGGTGATCCAGATGAAAAAGCTGTTACATCTCCTGATATAATACCTACGCAGGTATCACAACAAACACCAATATACTCTGAACTACAGTGGGATCTTAGTTTGCAAGATAAAATAAAGAATTTTGATTTAGACCAATTAAATCAACCCGCATTAGGTGATCGCGCGTTTGTTGCAACAAACACATCTGTTGGATATCCACTAATATCGAACGGAGGATATGAACCTACAGATGATGATATTAGTGGTATTATAACATATAAATCAAATAGGGATTTTATTAAAGACAAAAATGAGGCAAGATCCAAAATAAATGTTATTAATCCAGCATTTATAAGTGATTTTATTGAAGAATTTAAGAGAGTACTAAATGTATAGATCTGCAAAAACAAGCGGTGGCGCTGCGATAACTCCTGCATCATATCAATTAAATAGTATAAAGTTAACTATGAATGATGATCAGATTATAGAAATAAAATCGCTTGTGTCTGATCTTGTTATAAACGAAAGCATATTTAATTCTTCTATAGAAGTCGACTTAAATATTGTTGACGGATTTGATTTATTTCAAAAATCACACTTAGCTGGTGGTGAAAAAATAGAAATAAAAATAGGACGAAAAGATAATAACGATGGATCATATGATGATAACACAAATAAATTTGATATTATATGTTTTATTGCAGAAATATTTGATCATTCCAAACCTAAACCAGGAATACAATTCTATAGAATATCATGTTTAAGCGAGCATGCGTTTATTAGTAATACGAAATCAATTAGTAGATCATTTAACTCAAATGCAAATGCATTAGTAAGAGATATATGCTTAAATGATCTTAAGTATAAAGCTAAAACTAATTTTTCTGATAAGAACTTACCTGTTATTTCCGGAATATATCCTAACTTAAAACCATTACAAGCTATTACTTGGTTGTTACGAAATGCTCATGATGAAGATACACCTTTCTTTTTCTATGAGTCATTATCAGGAGGACTTCAGTTTAATTCATACAATGATCTAGTAAATCAAGAGGTATATAGAGAATATAATAATACTCAGTTTTATGTCAATCAATTTGAAACAAAGGAACATTTTGAAGAAGCAAAATGTAAAATTTTAGAAATGTCGTCAGACTTTAATATGTCTAAGTTTAGACAAATTGGAAGTGGCGCCTTTAGTGCTGTAGTGCATAATATTGATATTGCAAATAAAAATTATACTGTAAATAATTTTGATTATTTGATAAAAAATAATATTAAATTAAATAAACATTTTGGATTTTCTAAAAATATAAAATTTGATGATACGGCATTAAATGAAAGTTATGAATCAAAAGAGTTTTTTATTTCTACAAACTCTAAAGCATTTAAAGATGAAAAGATATCATATCATGAAAAAATAAAAGATAGTGTATCAGCAAAAAACTCATATTTTCAAAATATAAAGTTTATGGGATTAGACATCGTGACATACGGTGATTTTAATTTATGTCCAGGAAAATTAATAAGCTTAAAAATACCAAAAAGTACTGATGCTAATGTTATGAAATCTGATCAAAAAGAAGGCATGATAGATAATCTTTTATCTGGAAAGTATTTAGTTGCTCATGTAGCTCATATATTTGATGGCAGCGAATACCGGTGTGACATTGGTTTACAAAAAGACAGTTTGACTTATGATTTAGATTCTAAAACAAAAATTGGAAAATAGATATGAATAGAGATAGTGATAGTTTTGTTGGTAGTTCTTTTACATGGTTTACTGGGGTCGTAGAAGATATAAACGATCCAGAAAAACTAGGGCGAGTGCGTGTACGTTGCTTTGGTTATCATAGCGAAGACTTAGCAAATATTACTATAGATTCATTACCTTGGGCGACTGTCATGGGCCCTACAAACTCAGCTAATATATCTGGTATAGGTACAACTACTCATGGATTAGTAAATGGTACGTGGGTAGTCGGATTCTTTCGTGATGGTCGAAGTGCACAAGACCCAATTATTATGGGAACAGTCGGATCAACCTATGAGGAAAAACCCTCTACAGATAAAGGCTTTTCAGATCCTTCTGATACATATCCGAAATATCAACAAGATACTGATGGTACAGACTTAGAATCAGATTACATTGATACTAACCTGTTAGCACGTGGCACGAACACCATCATACGAGAACTTGATACTGTAACATCAGAACCTGCAACAAAGTATGCAGCAGTCTATCCGAATAATAAAGTAACACAAACAACATCTGGACATATTATTGAAATAGATGATACGCCAGGTGCTGAAAGAATTAATGTAAGACATCGTTCTGGTACATTCGTAGAGATACATCCTAATGGTGATGTTGTACAGAATAATGGTAACCGATTCCAGATAACAACTGGTAACGATAATGTTCATATAACAGGCGTATGTAATCTAACAATCGATCAAGACTGTAATACAACTATCTTAGGTGATTGGAATATCGATGTTACAGGCAATAAAAACGAAACAATCGGTGGTAATTTTACCGAAACGATTGGTGGTAATGTAGTAGAAGATGTTAGTGGTGATGTTACTGAAACTTATAGTAAAAGCAAATCAACTGACATTGGTGGCACTATGACTGAAAAAACTGGCGGGGCCGTTACTGAAACTTATGGTGGTGATCAAAGAACAAACACCACCGGTGGCGGTAAGATTTACTTAAACTCATAGGAGAATAATATGCCGGGTATTACAAGAAAAGGTGACTCACATCAAGGGCATGCAAGTCCCACCCCCAACCCATTTCATAAGACTTCTTATACAGCGGGCTCTTCTAATGTAAAAGTAAATAATAAAGATGCAATAAGAGAAGGAGATGCTACAGGATGTGGAGATAAAGCCGTGGGTAAAAGTAGTAAGGTGATTGTAAATGGTAAAGGCGTTCATCGTATTGGTGATTCAACAAGTGGTCATGGTAGCTGGGTTCCAAACGCTTCAGCAGCTGGATCAGGTAATGTGATTGCGGGGTGATGAATGGCTAAACCAAATTATGCTGCACTACTTGCTTCGATTGCACAAAAGGATCGAGAAATAAAGACTCTTACTCAAGAAATATCAACTCTTGATACGGAGATAGCAATCATTGAATCTGAAATTAATGATCCGACTAAAAGCATATCGGAAAAAAATGCTAAAACTGTAGAAAAAAATACTAAGGTTGCTACGAAAACTACTAAGACTGCAACTAAAGCCACTAAGGAAGAAGAAAAAACAACGGATACTGCAGCGTGTTATAACTTTCCAGAGCCTATAACAAAAGAAGAAGAAAATTTATTTAATTATGTTTCAGAAGAATATATTATCGATAATCCTGGAGCAGTATCCTCTTATGTTGGAAAATACTATGGAGAAAACGGAGAATTGCAATGAGTTTAACTAAAAGATCAGTAAAGGGTAGCGCACTTACTTATGGTGAAATGGATGATAATTTCACACATCTAGGTGGTGATGGTACGTATCAATTTCCTTCAACTGATGGTACTATAGATCAAGTTTTAGCTACGAATGGTAGTGGTCAACTTAGCTTTGTTAATCCTTCAGACGTAACAACAGATTTACCTATAAAACATAATATGGGAACTAATGGAGCGTTAGTAGAAACCAACGTGCTTTCCATTGGAGGAACTCAATCTAATAAAAAAGATATCATTAATATAGGGCAAAGAGGAAGTGTCAATATTGCTGAAGTTAATGTTTATGCTGGAGATACAGGTAAAGTTATTTTGCATTATGGTGATGAAAATAATCCAAGCCTTACAACATTACAAGAATCTCAAAGATTACATACTACTGCAAGAGGTATACATGTAGGATCTAATTTGGTTGGGCACGGTACATATACCGCAGGAGATAACCAAATTAACAATGATAGAGGTTTTGGTTTTGCAGTTGGATCTGGAATTGAAAATTATGGCTATAATACATTTGCTGTTGGCCAAGAACATAATATAAGTTCAAATTCAAATAATAATTTTGTTATGGGTTATAATGTTGATACTACATTATTTGTTCATCAATCAATGGGAATTGGTACAAATATTAATCTGAAAGGAGGCAACAGCGCCAATGGTAAACATGAAGGGATGCTTGCAATCGGAAAATATGTGGAAGTTAATGACACCGGTGCAGTAGGTATTGGAACCGGTTTAGTTAATTCATATTTAAAAGCTGATGGTAGAGGCGCAATTGCATTAGGTGATCAATCACAAGCTACAGACAATTACGCATTTGCTCAAGGAGATACACAGAATGCTGGATCTCCTTTAGGTTTTATGAAACCTACAGCATCTGCAACAAATGCTGTTTGTTTTGGTCCTAATACAGTTTCAACCGCTTCGAGCTTTTCAGTTGGTAAATTTAATAGAATTTCTGGTTCTGGATGCACTTTACAAGTAGCAATTGGTGACTATAATAATGTGCTTACTAGTCGTTCAGTTGTTATTGGGCAAAGTAATGTAGCAGAAGTAAATCCACAGAATGTAGCAGGTACACCAGCATCATGCTTTGCAGTAGGTAGTGCAAATACTGTAAGAGGTGATCATGGTATGGCATTAGGTAAAGATAATATTATCGGTACTTATCAAGTAGGAAATATCCTAATCGGTATAGGTAATAAATCTCCTCAAAGAAACAATAGTGGTGGTTGGGCTTCTATGGGAGATGGGCAAGTGGTCGTCGGTCGGTTTAATAATGTACATTCCGAATATACTTCTGCAGATTATACTTATGGGTTTGTACAACCTTTAGCTTTAAGCGTAGGTACCGGTACTGCAGACAATTCTAGATATACTTCAATGGCAGTAGGACCACAAAGTAATACTAAAACAAATGGTGAAGCTAATTTTTGTGGTATTATAATGCAAGCTCTTGCAGAATCTAAAAGTTATACAGATGCAGAAGCTGCTTCTTCTAATGATATACCTGCAGGTGGTTTATATAGAACAGATAACACAGTAAAGATAAAAACTTAATTGAAGGATAACGAAATGGCAATTACAAAAACAACTGAATTAAAAAAAGTAGATATCATATTTCCTCGTGGTGTTACGGATAAAGGCGAAGCAGATTTGCACATTACGATGAGAGATACGTGGGACGATCCAGACGATGCAGAGCTTCCTTTTATAAAGCAAAGGATAGATGCTGTTGGTCCGGGTGATGACGTATCTAGTTATCCACAGTTTGTTCAAGATTTAGCTGCTTGGTTACAGAGTTAACTTAAACAGCTGCACTAAAAGGTATAAATAAAGGTATGGCTACATATTACTCATCAGGTTCATCCGGTTCATCACAAGCTTATAGTGGACAAAGCACTGGGGCTGGTGCTACGTCTGCTATAGGTGGAACAAATGCAACAGTAAAAGAACGATACACTGATTTAAATTTACAAATGATTCCGCATCCTCAAAAAAGAGATATTATTCCTTTAAAAGGATCAGCTGCTGTTAAAAATGCAATAAGAAATTTATTGCTTACTAGTTTTCATGAACGACCATTTAATTCTACATTAGGTGCAAATTTAAGAGGATTATTATTTGAACCGGCAGACGCAGTTACAAAAATATCCTTAAAAAATAATGTTAAAAGAGTTTTAGAAGATCATGAACCAAGGATTGATAATATTAATGTAATTGTGAATCCACATCAAAACGATACTGAATATAGAATTACTGTAGTGTTTAGTATAAAAGCAACGGATGAAGTTTCAGACGTAGAAATTAATTTAAGACGACTCAGGTAAATAGTTATGGCATCAAATTTAAATGTTACGGAATTAGACTTTGATCAAATAAAAGAAAATTTAAAAAGCTTTATGAAGTCACAATCTCAATTTAAAGATTATGATTTTGACGGATCCGGTCTAAACGTGTTAATGGATGTTCTTGCGTATAATACGCACTATAATGCGATGCTAGCTCACTTTGCTCTTAATGAAGCATTTCTTGATTCAGCTCAAATTCGTGGTAACGTTGTATCACGTGCAGGCTTACTCGGCTATACTCCGAGATCTGTATTGGCGCCTAGAGCAATTGTAAAATTGGTTGTAGATGTAAGTGCTTATCAAGGTACAATTCCGTCTGTCCTTGTTATAGAAAGAGGTACCAAATTTAATTCTGTTGTTGATGGTGTGGCATATACATTTTCTTCTTTACAGTCTCAAACAGCTATTCTCGTAGAAGAAGGTTCTACAAAAACATATACATTTGATGAAATAACAATTGGGCAAGGCAAATTTAGGTATTTATCGTACCGAGTAGATAATGAAATTGAAAACCAAAAGTTTCAAATATCTGATTCAAATGCAGATACTTCTTCGTTAAGAGTACGTATACAAGAAAACCAAGATTCAAACGCATTTGATTCATATGTCAAATTTACAACATTACAAGAAATTAATTCATTAAGCCAGGTATATCACTTACAAGAAAATTCAAGTGGATTTTTCCAAATATATTTTGGTGATGGTATTATTGGTAGGAAGCCAGTTAATGATAATATTATTAATCTAGATTATCTTGTAACAGATGGTGAAGCTGCTAATGGTGCAAATACATTTACTCTTACTACAGACTTTCCAACATTAACAGGTAATGTTAATACATCTGTTACTACAATCAATGTAGCTTCCGGTGGTACTGCACCTGAAACGACTGAGTCAATTCGATTTAATGCTCCTATTACATTCCAAGCTCAAGATCGAGCTGTTACTGCTCAAGACTATGCTGCAATTATTCAGCGTAACTTTGCAAACATTGAATCTATTTCTACATGGGGTGGAGAAGATAACGTTATTCCAGATTATGGTAAAGCTTATTTAAGTATAAAGCCTCTAATTGGTAATACATTATCGATTAGTGAAAAAGAAGAAATTATTTCTATACTATCAAGTAAAAATACAGTATCAATTACTCCTGAAATATTAGATCCAGAGTTTACAAATATTGAACTAGATGTTATATTTAAATATAATCCAGCTCTTACAAGTAGAACAAGGCAAGCAATTGAATCATTAGTAACCGATACAATTCTAGATTATAACTTTAATCAGTTAAATAAATTTGACGGGGTATTCAGACATTCAGAACTACTAACATTAGTTGATAATGCTGATCCGGCAATTACAAGTTCAACCATTCGACCCTTTATGTATAAAAATATTACTGCTAGTATAGTAAAAGCTGATAATACATTTACATTAACTTTTGCTGGAAAATTCTTCGTTAAAAGGGGAAAAGAATTTAGTATTAATAGTACCGCATTTAAAATTGGCGGGGTAGATCATTTCTTCGGAGATTTAGAAATAGAAGGATCTAATAATAGAAAAGTCATAGTATACAAGATTGTAAATTCACAAACGCAGATTGTTGTATCTGATGCAGGTTTAATAAATACTCTAGATGGAGTAATAACATTAAACAACTTTGTAGTAGATCAACCAACTGAAATAAGAATAACAATTTCACCAGATTCATTAGATATTGCACCAAAAAGAAATCAAATTATTAATATAGAAGCTTCAAGAATTATTGCTTCAGGATCAATTGATCAAATTGCATACTCAGGACCATCTGGTACGCTTGAATATACAACTACTAGTAGATTGAGATAATATATGGCAGTTAAAAGTTTAAAGAATCTAGATTCATTTTCTCGAGGGTATATCGAAGGCCGTATTACGCAAGTAGATTTTGATACAACGTTATCGGGCGACGTAAAAACTGCAGTAACAAATGCCACTGATATTGTTTTTACTGATGTATTAGTAAAAAATCAAAATGCATATAATGAAATAAAACCACAAATTGGCCAAATAATATCTGGTAAAAACATAGTTGGTATACCAAAAATCACAGCTGTGATTCTTGATAACAATAATTCCGAAACTCAAATAAGTTTAGACATTCCACAAACTTTAGATGCAGACGATCATTTAATAATAAGTGATACAAATTCTGGCTTAGATGAATTTAATATTGTTGGGAGTACACTATCAAGAACTAAAGAAGATTTAAGAACTAGCGAGTTAATTCCTAGTGAATTACTCGAGTATTCTATGGGTGGAGACTCTGGCGGCCTAAAAGTTTTTCTTGATTCATATTATAAATTTATGAATACTGAAGAGTTTCTTTATAAAGAAATAGAAGAATTTCAAGATGTTGTTATTAATGGTGTTGCAACAATTCGCATACCAAACCCGGATAACAAAGATACTAAGTTTTTTAGTCAAAGAGCTGCTCGAGCATCACAAATCATTGATTCAGAAGGTAATATCTTAACAGTTGGTCCTAATTCAAGTGAATATGATTTAGCTGATGATGATATTAATGTGTTTAACGTTGATAATTTACCAAGTGAATTATCGCTAGATGATAATTCTGGAAGAACGTTATCTATTGTAGGATTGCCGTCACGGCTAAATAATAAAAAAATTATAATTCGTACACCTGTACAAAACCTTGTAATTGCTAATCCGTCATTTAAATTAAACACACTAGAAGATGCTTTAAACATTAATGAAAATGATGAAGAGCTTTTAAATATGATGCAGAAGGAAATTGCTCCTGCTATCGATCAAAATATTAAAGTAAATAAAAGAGCCTTATATCAAAGACTAATTGATTTTTATAGAATACGTGGATCAAAAGATTCAATTGATTTATTTTTTAAACTATTTTTTCAAGATGAAGAAATACAGGTTGATTATCCATGGAACTCAACGTTAAAAACTTCATTTGGTAATTGGGATAGTCAAAGTTTAATTGCAGCAACATATGATAAATTATCAGATACTATTGCTGCATCTGATGCGGCAGCAGACGATGAGTTTGGTAGTTCCATATCGTTAGACAACGTAGTAAAAATGATGGCTGTAGGTGCACCTGGTGAATCTACCAATAAAGGTGCTGTATACATTTATAATTCACAGGGTAATGGGCAAAGTTATAATTCGGAACAAAAACTGGTAAGCACTACTGGTGCATCTGGAGATAAGTTTGGTTCAGTTGTATCTTTGTCTGATGAAATTGTTGCTATATCAGCTCCTAGTGATACTGATCACGCTGGGGGTACTGCAGCTAATAGTGGTACAATAGAAATATGGCAAAGATTCTTAACACAAGCACCATCAACGTATACGTGGAGATTTCAATCAAAATTAAAAGGTTCTTCTGGCGGACTAAATTTTGGTAAAGATATATCATTAGACAGAGACACATTAGCGGTATGTGTTCCTGGTTACGTAAATGCAGATCGATCAAATGGCGCTGTTATTATCTATAAAGGTACGGGCGCAAGTTGGGTAGAGTCACAAATCATTCCTACTCCTTTAGAATTAAATGAATCTGGTGCTAACGGATGGGCAGATAAAATACTCTTGAAAGGAAATTATTTACTTGTTTCTTGGACAGGTAAAAGTAGTAATGCCGGTTCCGTAAGTATATTCAGAAAAAATTTATCGTCTGGTTTATTTGATATAATACCTGAAGAAATACTAAGGCCTGACACATTAAATAGTAATGACTTATTTGGAACATCTATCGATTTAGATGTAATTAGTAATCCAGCTAATCCTATTTGTGCTATTAGTGCTATAGGATCAAGATCTGTCTATGTATTTGAAAGAGCTGTACAAAATGATAATACCATAAAATGGGAATTGCAAGATAGGTTGTTGCCGACTGGTAGTCAAACCAATGACGATTATGGTGCATCATTAAAAATACACAATAATAATATTATTGTCGGTGCACCTCTTTCTGACGGCCTTGATGAAGATAATCCTGTTACTAATTGCGGTATAATATATCATTTTGAAAAAACAGATCAATGGGTACAAAAAGATACTTACGAAGAAACTAAAACTGCTAATAACAAATTTGGTTCTTTCATTGAAATATCAAAAACACCAACATTTAATTTACTTGTAGGAACACCGCATTCTAGTGGTGGTGGTCATATTGTAAATTTCCTTAGACCATCTCAAGATGGTAAGTATTTAAATAATGAAGGATTTTTATCTGACAAACAGAAGCTACAAGAT